ACCTTACTGACACTTCAGAATCCTTTGGACTCCCTGCTACTGCTGACCTTATGTTCGCTCTCATATCTACTGAGGAATTGGAATCCCAAGGACGTATAATGGTCAAGCAATTGAAGAATAGATACAATGATCCTACCAGTAACAAAAAGTTTATGGTGGGTATTGACAGATCTAAGATGAGGCTGTATGATGTTGCTGATAGTACATCTGTAATGGATGTAGAGGAGGAAGAGATGCCTCAGTTCTCTGAAACAAAAAACCGATTATCTAAATTTGCTGAATGGAACGTATAAATTATGACTATAGATTTTAATAAGTATACTGAATTTGTAGATGCTGTCACTAGTGATAGCAGTAAAGATTTTGTTAGTCTTGCTGATCGTTTAGGTGATCTTGATAGACAAGGTGCTAACATAGAAAGACTCTTGACTGCTGCCGTTGGTATCAGTGCAGAAGGTGGAGAGTTCACAGAGATAGTAAAGAAGATGGTGTTTCAAGGCAAGCCATGGAATGAAGATAACAGAGAGCATCTTATTATAGAATTGGGTGATGTGTTATGGTATGTTGCACAAGCATGTATGGCATTAGATGTACCATTTGATGATGTTGTCAGAGGTAATGTTAAGAAGTTAGAGAAAAGATATCCAGGTGGGTCATTCTCTGTAGAGAAATCAGAAGTACGTGCAGTAGGTGACAGATGAGTTATCAAGTATATCAAAATGCAACACATGCTGTTAAACAAGCAGTAATTCAAGCACTCGCTGATGATGTTAGCAATTCTGAATTGGATAAATTGCTAGGTTATTATAGAGGTCTTCGTAGAATAGAAAACAAGAATAACCCTTATAAAGATGACGGAAAACCAGAAGAATAAACCTTATACTAATGGAAGTTTATCTGTTGTAGTACCAATGGATGACATGAAATGTATATTGGTACAGATGTGGAAATCACGTGGAACTGAACCTAAAATGGGTGAATTATATGAGAAGTATTCAAAACTTATAACATTTGAATAATAAATAGAGGGTAACTACCCTCTTTTTAATGGCTTGGGATAAAATACCAACTGATAAAAAAACATGTGGTCAAATTGCTGAGACCTGTAATATGTCTAATGATGTTAAGGCAGAGGTAATGACTTTGTGGGGTCATCTTAGTGAAAATTATCCTAAAGAAAACTCTCCATTAGCATTTGAGCAATCATCAGCAGGAAAGAAAAGAGTTTTAATTGCTAGAGTTTTTGAGAAACAATATGGTTTAAGCATAGACACATTTGAGAAAGTTGCTGGACTAAAGAATTTAAAAGTAGATTTTGGTAACGGTAGTAGAGGTAATAGAGGATCAGCTAACCAAGGTAATAAGTTTGAGGTTGTATTAGCGAAAGATATTAATAAATGGTTTGAAGAAGGTGACACTTATTTAAGTAAGTCTAATGCTATTCAGAATATGATAAGACAAATTGCATTAGTCAATGATGATTATGGTTGGTTTAATAACAGAACTCTAAGAGCTACAGTGATGGGTGGTGTAGATACTAAGAGACCACTTAAACTTAAGAATGGAACATGGTATGTTGGAGATGCAGGTGGTGGAGCAGGGTATGATATTGGAGAAAAAATAAGTGATGTAACAGTTGAAGGGGATAAGACAGGGAAGACTTATATTTCTGCTAAGACAAGTGGAACTACTGCTTTGGTTAATTTAGGAGTAAGGAAGAATTATTTTCCTATTGAGGATATCCAAGCAAGTAATATTAAGTTAACAGATGGGCAAGCATTACTTAATACATTTGGTTTAGACGAGGATAAATTCTGTAAGGTTTTTAATGAAGCTAATGAAGGTGGTGCGTATAGTGAAACTTCAAAACCTGGAGATAATTTTGACCATGATCTTCTTACAGCATTGATAAAGGGGTCTTTGGGATATGGATTTCATTATGTTCATTTAGATAAAGGTAAGATATTTCATATGAAAATGACTGAGAAATTTCTTAACCAATCTTGTATTCCAAATAAGGGTGGTATTACTATAGAGTATGGTGGTACTAGTGGTGATGGTGCTAAACGTGTTAATATTGTTATGAAAACAAAAACTTTAAATTTACAATTTAATATTAGAAATACTTCTAATAAAAAAACAACAGCAGATCCTAAGAGAATATATCCAACTCACTTACAAGCAGGATATAAGTTTAATGGTGAGACTAAAGAGAGTTTCTTTTGGGAAGCTACTGATGATACATTTAGTGGTGTGTCTAGTAAAGCTCTTAAGATGATAAACTGATGGCAAACGTAACTCAACTAAAACACTTAGAACATCTTGAGGATGAGATGCTCAACTATGGAGTTGAGGGATGTAAGGCTGCTGTTGGTTTCCTACAGGAACTAAGGAGGATGCTTGGATGTGATAACAGTACAGGATTTATGCAGACTAAATGGGATGGAGCTCCTGCTGTAGTGTGTGGTATAGATCCTAATGTAGGTTTATTCTTTGTAGGAACTAAGAGTGTCTTTGCTCAACAACCTAAGATATGTTATAGAGAATTTGATATTGATAAGTACTATCCTGATGGAGGTGAGTTACCTAAGAAGTTAAAATTTTGTTTGAAGTATTTTAAAGATCTTGATATTAAAGGGATAGTTCAAGGTGATCTTGTTTTTACTCCTGGTGATGTTACGACAGAAACTATACATGGTGAAAAATTACATACATTTAGACCTAATACTATAACCTATGCTATACCAACAGACCATGAGGTAGGTAAGAAAGTAGCAGCAGCACAGGTTGGAGTGGTATTTCATACACACTATACTGGTCAAGATTTTTTAAGTATGCAAGCAGTTGCTGGAGCAAAGGTTTCTTCTAGTAAGGATGTATTTGCTATTGATAATGATACACCAATGCATAAGGTTGGATTAAATCATCAAGAAGAAGTTAAGTTTGATGGGCATGTAAAAACTATAGAGAGTATGTGTGGTGCATGTGGTTATTTTCTTGATGAGTTAGTTAGTAATACAGGTAAGACAGGTGATGAGAAGTGGCATGTTGCGTCATATTTAAAACCATTTTTCAATGCTGAAATCAAAGCAGCACGTAACATTAATAATGCTGATACAGCATTTGAAAACCTTTATAATTTTTACTATGATAAGACTACAGCAATGCTTGATAAGATTAAAACAGCATCAACTAAGGCACAGAAGAGTAAGTTAGTACATAACAGTCAGAATTATCTTAGAGATAATCAAGGTAAATTTAAGTCTATGCTTGGATTATATAAAGAGTTGCAGACAGTCAAGCAGATGGTTATTGATAAACTAGATCATCTTGAAACTTTTAAAACATTTGCTCAGACAGATCAAGGTTATAAGATAACTGGACCAGAGGGTTACGTCCTACATAGGAATGGTGATATGATTAAGTTTGTTAACCGTTTGGAGTTCTCCTACATCAACTTTACTTTGGCAAAGCAATGGCGTTAAAGGGTAAAAGATGCTACTTTACATTTGGTAGGTTTCAACCACCTACTTCAGGACATAAAGACAACTTTGCTGGTGTCAAACGTACTGCTGGCGGTGGAGATTATCGTATTTACATTTCACAGACTGTGGATAAGAAGGGTAAAAACCCACTTCCACCAGATAGAAAGTTGTATTGGATAACTAAGATGTTTCCTGAACATAAAGGTAAGTTTCATAGTGGTCCTAGAGAACCTGTTGCTATCATGAAAGATTTAATGATGGCTGGATATGATGAAGCAGTATTTTTAGTAGGATCTGACAGGGTTTCTGCGATGCAATTCCTTCATAAGTATAATGGTAACGATAAAGACTTTTCATTCCGTGTTTTAGAAATTATATCTTCAGGTTCTAGAGATGCGGATGGTGATACCTTTGCTGTGTCTGGTACTAAGATGAGGAGAGCAGCATTTGCTGGTGATTTTAAGGCATTTCGTGCTGGTATACCCACTTCCTTGAATGATAAGGAATGTCATGCTATGATGGTAGAGATAGCAGCAAACCTACCTGCGAATTTTAAATGAAGGACTTCAAGAAACTACGTGAACAAGCACTAAGACAGCATTACCGCAAAAAGGAAGTGTTTGTTGAGGGTGATGTGGTAATGAATGCTATTACAGGACAGAAGGGTAAGATTCATAGAGCAGGTGTGAACTATGTTATCTGTGTTACAGAGGGTGGAGAGATGTTTCGTGCGTGGGTAAAGGATATTAGAGATATAAATAGATCCTAGAAGACTGTCTATTATTTAAAATGGAAAAGCAGAGAGCCGTTAATACTGTCACAGCAAATGATGAGTATTCACAAAATTTGATGAAGATGTATGAGAACTGGATGGATGGTGATACTTTCCAAGGCAGTTATAAAGGTGAAACTGTAAAAGAGGAAGAGATTCCTACTGGGCAGAAGCAAGGTGGTGGAACTGGAGCAGCATTCAAGACTGCTATAGGAGAACTTCCTGCTATAGAATTTGATAAGTCTGCTGCTGTACCAACCATTCCTGAGTTGGGTGTTACTGATAACACTGAAAAGAACACTAAGACACATGACAGTGCTAATGATGGTGGACCTGCTGTTGCTCTCAAGGGTTCTATGACTATTGGTCAAGGTGATCTTTCTTCTGGTGATAAGCAGTCACATGGTGCTGCTATTAGAAATACTACTTTAGTTGCTAAAGAAGAAAAGGAAAGTATTGAGGAGAAGAAAGCAAAGAAAGACTACGATGGAGATGGTAAGGTAGAATCAGGCAAGGCAGAGTACTTTGGTTCTAAGGATAA